ACAGTAAGTTGTAACTTATCATCTGCCAAAGTTTGTGTGTTTACAGTTTGACCTCGAGCGTAGTCGCTCACAGTAATGGAAGGCTCTTTCACGATATTTACCGTGTCGCCAAAATTTTCAATTTCTCCAGCGTAATCAGTGTTAGTAATATCTTCAACAACTGATGCACGTCTGAAAAACTTTTGAACCTTTTGACTATAGACCGCTGGTACCCAATTACCTGATGGTAAATTCTGATAGCCAGAAGCCAGTCCCATTGTAGCCATGTGTTAGCCTCCAATTATATTGTTAGTATTAAGGTTGGATTCTACCTTCTTTTATAGCATTGTCGATTTCTTCTTCATGCTTTGCATACTCATTAACAGTCATTTTACTGATTTCAGCGTTAGACCAAATTTTCTTTTTAGGTAACTCTGTTTCAGTTGCTTTAGCAGTTTTTGTTATAGCTTTAGCTGCTTCTTTCTTAACAGCTGTTTCCTGTTTTTTAGATAGTTTGCTAACACCTTTATCCATTTTATATAAATCAATAGCTCTTCCAGCTAGTGATGAGTTAGAAGTATTTTCATACAACCAACCTTGTATAACAGGATCTTGTTTAGCAGCCCATTCATGAAATTCATCTTTTTGACGAATATCTTTATAGTCAGGATGTGCTTTTAACAATTCTACTTCAGCTTTTTCTCTACTAATTTGCTCTTGTTGAACTTGGAGATTTTGGTATTTATCCTCCATCTCTTTTGCTCTAGTATCAGCTTTTGTCATAGCTATGGTTTCAACCATATCATATACATCAGGATACTCTTTTCTCCAAGCCTCTAATTCTTCTTTAGACTTAGGTGGAACAAATTGTTTAGATGATTGTTCAAGTTGAGTTCTTAAAGTACGAACTTCATCTTTATGCTTTCCGAGTGTAGAATCATAGTGTCTTTTCAAATCGTCATAACGTTTCTTAAAGACACGTTCTTCTGCATTTTCAGGGCGTTCAGTTGAAGGAGTAGCTTTACCATCTGAGCTTGCAATTTCTTCTGATGCTTCAGTGTCCTTTTGAACGGTTGCTGTTTCTGCTTTTTCTCTATTAAACTTTTCTAATTCACCTCTAGCAAATGCTTCAGTTTCAGCATCATCATCTTCTTGATGTTTACGATAGAGTTTTGCTTTTGGTTTCTTAAAAAGTTTAGGTTTTTCAGTTTTAGTTTCTTCTTTTGTTTCTATTGTTTCTTCAGAAACTTCAACTGCCTTGTTTTCTTCATTTTCCATTTTTTCCTCTTTTGGTTGAGTGCCTTATGGATAAGGGTAGCTCACTTCCATAATTTGTGGGCTGATATTATGCTAACTGTTGTCCACTATCTATTGCTTCCATTTCTGGAGTAATAGGTTGATCAGCAGGATCTTTAACCATCATGCCTTGAGATTCAGTTGCCGTATCAGGTGGCACATTAGTATTATCTGATTGTTCACCAGATAAATCGGTTATGAAATTTTGCACTGCTAGTTTTTCATCTCCACCATATATCTTCATAGCATAAGCTTTAATAGCTGATATTGGTAAAGATACTACATCTTCTTCGCTTGTAAATTGATCTATTAGATCACTAGCTTCAGGTGCAATCTTCTTTAGAATAGCTGCATTACTTGGACCTAATAATCCATCTAATTGTGCTATTTCTACTTCATTTAAATTCTGTATTCTTTCATCTATATTTGGATCTTGTGCTTTTTCAGGTGCAGGTCTTTCTGCTATTGGTGCAGGTGCTTGACCTTGTTGTGTCTGACCTTGACCTAGTCCTGACATATCAGGTGCAGCAGGTAACTTTGGTGTTGCTCCCATTAATCCTGTTGTGGTAACTTGATTATCTGGTCCTATTGCCATTATGCCTTTCTCCAATTTTTAAGATTTAATTCATTGTATTGTTTATCACTAACAAATTTTCCAATTAACCAACATGTAGGCTCTCCTATACCTGCGTATATTCTTCCAAGTAAATCAAATTTACTTTCACCTAATCTCCATGCTATATCATTAGCTCTGTGTTGTGCAAGATGTTTCCAAATTTTTCTATATAATGGATATTTTTTCATAAGTTTAACAGTTGGCACTGCCCAAAATAAATATCCTTTAACATGACTTTTAGTTAAAGTTTTAAATGTAAATCTTGTATCTCTTATCCAATCAACAGTAGACATTTCTCCTGTTCTATGTAATTCTGTACAGATAACTCTGCCACCACTATTTCCTCCACCGCCTTGCTGACTTCTTGCTTTATCTTGTATTGCTGCAGAGATTGCATCTTTTTGAGCTTTAGTTGTTCCTGCATCTCTTGGGTTACTTCTAGTAGACTTACCTTTAGAGATTCTATCAATCATATTATTTGTTCTGTTTTGTTGTTGTCTTTCAGTTCGAGCTGCTTCGTATTCAGCTTGAGTTCTAGTTGTACCATCTGGATTAGTACCTCTTAATGCTTTACTTATACCCTTACCAGCTTTAGAAACTAATCCAACTGCTGCACCAATTGGGCTTTTACTTACTATAGACCCAACAATTCCTACTGCTTTAGCCAAAGTATTTGATGCAGTATTTACTTGTTTAAGTGCTGTTTTAGTTAAAGTAGGCTTTTCAATTGATGGTCTTAATGGACTACTAATTCTATCTGGTACTCTAGTTGTAGGCATACCTTTAGATGGTTTTGGTCCCCATTGTCTATCACCCTCAAATGCTGTTTTTGTTTGCTGATTTTTATCTAAATCATAATTAGCTCTTCCAACTGAAAAAGCACTTTGTGTTGTATCATCAGCTTTTTTTGTAGAGTATCTACCTGTATCAGCTTCTTTTGCCCATCCAGGTGTAGTATCTTGTTTTGTTATTCCTTTATTTGCTACTTCAAGACCTGGTTGTCTACTCGAAGGAGTAACTCCACTATAAGCAGCATCACTAGTCATAGCTTGTCTAGCTTGTGCAAAAGTATTATCTTTAGTCATATCCTGATCAGTAGCTAAATCACCTTCTTTTTTCATTTGATATTCAGAAGTATATTGATTCCCCTCGCCACCTTTCTTATCATAATAAAATGGTTGAACATCACCAAATGCTTTTTGAGTTTGATCACTTAATTTTGCAACATCTTTAGTTGTAGTAGCAGTAGTAGCTTTAGCAGCTTCTGCTTTTAATTCTGGTAAATTTAAAGTTTTAACACTTCCAAATCCATCTTTTTGTAATGTATAATTTCCTTGAGCATCTAAATTAAATGAATAAGTACCACCTTTTTTTCTATCTACATTCCAAGTTTGTTTTGCCATATTATTCCTTACTGCGTTTTATTGCCTGTGGTAGGCTTAGTAGCTTGCGAACTAAAGCCAGCCTCCCCTGGCATCGGTACATTGCCCGTTCCGATGTTGCCACCTCCAGCTCCTGTATTGTCTGTTGGCGAAGCTCCTGCAGGTACTCCTCCCATATTTGCCATTGGGCCTTGTTGTCCACTATTGCTTGTATTTTGTTGATTTCCATTTGCCATCCCCATTATGTGTGCGTATATTGCTGCTTTCTCTGGATCATTAATTAATTGATCTGGATCTATATCTAAAGATTTAGCAACTTCTTTTAAACATGTATGCCATTTAACAAACGGTGCTAACGATGGGTTCGAAGCTGTCTGCATAAATGTCATTAGTCTTTGTGATCTAACTTCTTTTTGCATTAGAGAAGATGTTCCCTGTGCTTTAATATCTAGATCACCTTTTATATCTGGTCTATCAATATTAAATTGCATATTCCAATGAAATAAAGATTGTCCTAGGGGCTTTAATAAATAGTCATCAATATTTTTGATAACTGTTTTAATACTTAGAGCTGCAGCACCCATGAGCATAGACATACCCGCTGCTGTTCTAGTAGTTGATTGTACTCCTGTTGTACCATGTGAGTACGAAGGAATACCTGTTGCTTCATCGGCTAATTGTCTAAACCGATCAAACATCATCAAATTCTCTTGTGATGTATTTGGAAACTTAACACCATGAATTGCTGCTCCTGGCTGACCACTTTGTCTTCTAAATATTTTTCCAGGAAATACTTTCATATCTTGACCTGGTACTAATAAAGTTTCATCTACATCAAATATTAAATTACCTGATAGGGCTAAGTTATCAATTGCCATTCTTGCATGACCATTCATAACTTGTTGTGAGTCTTGCATATTTTCTGGAATACCTACTCCAAAAAATTGATATGGATTTAATTCATATGGACATACCATGTAAGGTATTCTTTTTGGTGTAAATGGATTCTCTACACATCTTAAAACTTTATTTCCACATATCCATACATTAACAGATACAACATCTAATTCATCATCAAATTCTAAATCTAATTGTCTTGCAATATCTTTTGAAATTAATCCCCAATATTCTAAAACTTCAAATCTATTTTTATAAAGTGTTTGAACATTTTCTCTATCGTATAAAGAAGATTCATATCCTCTTGTTTGGTAGTTAGGTCCCATTTCTAAACATTCACGAATTGCATCTAATTTAAATAAAGGTTTTTTAGCTAATGCTGCAAACTGTTCTTTATTAAGTGAATGTCTTTGAATAACATATTCAGCATCATTCATACTAGTTGCATTTGGATCTGAATAAAAATCCCAACATGATACTGCTTCAATTGAAGGTACTACTTTAGATTTTTCCATAGATGCAAGTGCACCTGTTTCTTCATCTGAAGCATATGAGTATTGTGTTTTTTCAGTTGTAAAAGGTCCTTTTAAAATACCAGTACCTAATAAACACATTTCAAAAAATACATGACGAAGAATTGTAATAGCTTCACTTTCTTCTAATTGATCATGAATTAATTTTTGCATTTTACCTGCTGCCATATCTGCAGGTTCAATTTGTGGCATTGATTTATTATCAGGTGAAGGTCCTTCTTCAAAACCTAAATTTTTATAGTGCTGTGATAAATCTTTCATTAAAGATTCAGCAGTTGCACCTTTAGGTAATTCACCACCATCTCCAGCAAAACCATATGGACTTTCCATATCTTGTCCATTTGGTTGAGCTTGACCATTTGCTTGTTGTGGTTGTTGTGGCTGTCCTACTTTTGTAATATGTGCATATTCATCAATTCCTTCAGGAACTGTTGTAGGTCTTATACCAATTGGAAATTTACCACTAGAAAATAATACTTCAATAATTTGTCCAAAAGCGGCAAGTACTTTTGTTTTAGTTATCTTAACAAAAACTTTAGATTTTTCATTATCACGGAATGCCATTTCTGGTCCGTATAATCCTCTATAATTTCGATAAGCTTTAAGCCATCTCTTCTCATCATAGAGTCTAGCTGTTTCCGATTGTTGGAATTTCTCTCTTATAAATCCAACAAATGGATCTAAGTTTTCGTTCTGTATATCCATTTAATTATTCTTTTTTAAATTTTCCTGTAGGTTCAGCTTCAGTTTTATCTTTAGCTGCCTTCTTTAAAAATTTTAATTCTTTTTCTGTTAAAGTAGGATTATTGCTTAACATTCTAGCAGTATCTAAATCAAGTGCAGATCCACCTTTAGATTTTGACATATCAATATTTGCTTGAGATATATCTGCTACTAATGTAGGTTCATCTTTTTTTTCTAAAATAACTTTAGATTTATATTTATCAAACTCATTATACTTACCATGCTCATTAGTAAATTTCTTTTTATCTAATGTTGATACCATGATTAGTAATCTCTTTGTTCAGCCATTCTAAAAATAGATGGGTCAACTTTGCTTTTCTTAGCTGCTTTATCAGCACCAGTTCCTAAATCACCTTGTTTAATTTTTTGATTAGGATTAATTTCTAGTTTGCCATTTTTAGCTTTAGCATCACCAGAACCAAGTTCACCTTGTTTTATTTTTTTATTTATGTCCATTATATCTCCTAGTTTATTAATAATCTTTTTGGTCAGCTAATTTAAATAAAGAATCTTGTACATGCTCTTTACCTGATTTAGTAACATACTTTCCATCTTTATACAAAGAACCTTCTTCAGATTCTAAGTAATTTTTAGATTGATACTTTCCAGGTGCATCTTTATTGAAGTCAATATTAATAGGTTGCTGGTTTGGCTGTTTGCCATCAGCAACTGTACCAAGATCTCCTGCTTTAACTTTAGCATTTGGGTCGAATTTAGTTTCCATTATTCATCTCCTCCATCATCAGAGTCATCTGTTTTCTCTTCAAGTTCCATTAATAAATCTTCTTCCTTTTCATGTAACTCTCTGATATCTTCAATAACATCTTGAATTGTTCTTTTTTTTCTTTTCTTTTTCGCCATTATAGTCTCCTATATTTTTATCTTCTTAATTGATAATACATTTTTTGTAGGGATAGTTGTATAACCACCACCTTGTTTTATTTTACCATTGTCTTCAAAAATAAAATCAGCCATAACAACAGTTGTTTTATTATTGTGTACTATCCATCCTACACTACAACATATTGCTGTTTTAGATTTTTTTATATCTGGAATATCAGCCCAAGCTGTATCCCCAACAATATCTTCCCAATAAACCATTGCTAAGTCATAAGGAAAATTCTTTTTATCTATAATAGGTAATTTATTTTTTTTAATCACTCCTAATATCCAAACATTCTATCTACGGGTTGAAATTGTGGTCTAGGAGTTTTATTAAATCTATTTGCGTAACTTGTATGCATTGGTCTACTCATACAACCATATCTTAATGCATCATATGCATGATCTTCCACGTGTGTATTAATATCTTCTGGATTATTATCATCTAATGGAAGTGTTGGAAAAGTTCTTAATAAGTTTCTACAGGTAGCAAATATTCTAAGACCTGGTTCTTTTTTCTTTTCATCAACTATTTTTAATCTTTTGTGGATTTCTAATTTACCACTAATTCTGCTTTTAGGAGTTCTATCTGAAGGTCTCCAACGACATCCTGTTTGAATCATCGTTTCTGCAATACTTGGACCTATATCACCTCTCTTTGCCCATGTACTAGCATCTAAGACCCCGTAGCGTATGTATTCTCCACGTTCTAGCTCTAAGACTTTTCGTGCAAATACATCTGCCGTAATCTTTTGGGTATATAATTCTCGATATAACCATAAGTTATTATCATAATCAATAGCAAACCAAAGAACACAAGCAGGAGAAGAGTAGCCCCAATCTGCAGCACGAAAACGCTGCCAGCCTTTAGGTACTTCAAAAGGTTCAACAACATGAATCTCCCTGTCAAATTCTGGAAATGCTGCATTTGAAAATGCATCCCAATTCCCATCTAAAAATTGTTTTCTTTGTACTTCTGGTAAAGATGATAACATTGCATAGTAATCATCTGTTTGCATAAGGTACGGATTGTCTTGTAACTTTGCAGGAATAAATCTTCTGGTTATATATTTTATTCCTTTGGGTGTAGTTATCTCTACGTTAAAAGCTGTATTTGGATCTATAGGATCTACAAACATCTCTTTAACCCATTGTGATCCTACATTACCTGGATTACCTGTAGCTCTCATATAAACTGGTATATCAGGATCAACTGATCTAAGTGACGATCTTAGAAAATTATATATATCTGGCGAAGGATATTGTGGAAGTTCGTCTATTCCTATCCATGTGTAAGATTGCCCTTGGTAACGTAAAGCGTCTGTCATGTTCTCTGCGTACCCGAACTCTATCTTTGCTCCTGACGGGAATCTCCACTCTTTTTCTTGCTCTCTCCATTTTGCTCCTGGGAATGCTCGTGAGTATAATCTTTGAGAATGATTAATTAAATCTCTCAACTCAGGCATTGTTCTCCGTAATAATAATGCTCTATGGTTTTCTTTATG